AAGTATCAGGATCACTGGTATTATCTGGGCGCTGACGGGGCTATGGTCAAAGGCCAGCAGACCATAGACGGCAAGTGGTACATCATGGACGATCGGGGGCGGATGATTATGGAGCCGGTTGTCCTTACTCCGGGTCAGGACGGGGCGCTGCGGTGGCGGGGGCTGGCGGAAGAGTAAAATTTAGAGAGGCGTTTTTGTGCCTCCCTAATAATTTTTCGTGTTGCATCTTCGTGTTGCATAGTAGTTAAAATACTGCCATAAATTGCATTATTAACCACAATAATTGCATATATTACAATAAGGAAACAATGCATTTATAAGGATTCTTGGATTTAAGCAGTTTGTGGCTGTATAAACTCGTGGGTTCGAATCCCACTATCTCCATGTTAAAAGTCCTGTATCTACGGGACTTTTTTTAATGCGTGTTGCATTTCGTGTTGCATAGCCTGTTCAAAATATGTATCCACTACAGAATCAACCCTTTTGCGTTCTTCAGAAAAAGTCTGCATATAAACTTTTTTCATAACCTTATCTGACCGCCATCCGCCGCGTTCCTGAGCGTATTTGTCGGGAATTTGGAGCAAAGCCATAATGGATGCATTAAGATGTCTCAGATCATGAAAGGTCATAGGCGGAAGATCGTTTGCTTTGAGCAGTCGTTTCCATTTACGATAAATAGATATTCCACTCATAGGAACCAGAACATCCCCATCTACTCGATCGATCAGTTCCTTTATGTAAGGTGGGATATGGTGGCGCCTGTTTCGTGAGGGATTTTTTCCCAGAGATTTTGTAAGTGGCTTCCCGTCTACGTCAATAATCACCTCCACAATAGAGATGTAATCACCCCGGATGGATTTTGATTTTGTAAGCCCTCGGACTTCTGACATTGAAAATGAGAGCCAAGCTGCCAAAAGTACTGGAAGTTCGATGTCACGTCCTTTGACAATTCGTAAAATGACATCAGCCGGAATCAATTCAGGAACTCGATCAGGTACCTGAGGAAGTTCAGTACCCTCCAGATCTTCGATCAAATCTTTACGATACCTTCGGAGTACAGCCGTAATAAGTCCCCATTCATTTCTCAGTGTCTTTGGCGATATAGGTTGAGGCTTCTTTGTGTGGTTTGCTGAATTGCGGCGTGCTTCATCATTTAATGCTTCGATGAGCAGATTACCATCCAGATCAGATAGTTTTAAATCCATAAGATCGGGAAAGGCGCTTTTACGTATCCGGCGATATCCCTGAATCGTTGATGGAGAGCGCAGGGCTGTACGTGATTCTATGTAAGCGTCTATACCTTCTCCTAATGTCATATTGCAGGGCTCATGTTTGGAAATGTGTTTTTTTCGGTCTGCCTGAAATTGTGCAGCAGCCAGCTCGGCCCGTTTTCGGCCTGCTGGGCTGGGATCGTCATCGGTAAAGGATTCATAGATCCGTTTATTTTTCCACTTTTTAGTCTTTTCATCGTATATTCGTTCCGTGTGACTGTAGGCCAGACAGCGCCATGAGCCGGATGGGAGTTTCTTTGCGGTTGCCATGTATCATTCCTCCTTAAAAATGGGTAAAAAAATACACCTGTACAGGTGCACGGAGGTATGGTACAATATGGGTGTTCACATCATATTGTATCGGCCTCCGGGCCTGTACAGAAAATTTATTTAAAGCCGTTCGGTGTTGGTAGCACCGGGCGGTTTTTGCGTTATATTTGAAAAGTACTATTTCAAATCTACATAAGTGCCAGATGTTTCTCCAGCAATATTAAGATATATAGTTTCATATGAATATGTATCTAAGTCAATAACTCGAAATTCTACAAGAAAATCATTTTTAGTCTGGGCTCCGAAGGAATTAGTGGCAATAACATAACCTTGTACGGCAACATATTCTCCCTTACGTGCCATTGTACATTCCCTCATAGAACTAAATTGAGCGCTGGATGGATTCTTTAAATTGGCCGAAACAGCCTCCATTGCAATGGAGTAATACTTTGAATCATTATTCCCTATTTTTCGATCCTCTAAATCACTTTTGGTATAGTTTATAGAATCGTCTTTATATAAATTATAATCTCCGCAAATAACCATATACAATTTGTCACTTACAGTGACCTTGAGATTGTAATCGTCGGCTTTAACTTCAAAGAGAGTTCCAGCTGTATTTTTGTTAACAATTATATTTTCAAACCCCATTTCAGAGGTCAGGATGTCAAAGGTACTGTTTGCGGCGTCAGAAGTAACGTTAGGATTTGCGGTTAGTTGCTTGACAAACTCTTCTTTTTGAAATAAAGGGACAGTAGATTCGGCAGTGGGAGCAGGGGACTCAGTAGGTGCTTCAGTAGGAGTCGGTTTTGTGTCCTCTGGAATTGTTTCGGATGTTTTTTCAGAGGTGTCCTCGATGGTATGTTCGGCGGCATTAGTAGTTTCTTGCGAGGATACTACAGTAGCTGTTTTTGGGGGAATTGTTAACCCAAATCCGATAAAACTAAAAATGCAAATAAAAGTAAAAACAGCACACAAAATAAGAGTAGGTTTGGCTTTTTGTTTTTTAAATAAGCGCATTACAGTCAGGATTAAACAGACAGGGACACCTATAATTCCAATTATAGTTAGTAAAAGAAAGACATTATTCATACTCATCATCCTCACTTTGTAGTTTTTTATTAAAGTGCCATAGGCTATTTTAATCTCAATTCAATCAATTCTTTTGGATAGCCGGTACATAGAGACATCTGCTCCATTGTATACCCATTAAATTCAGCTATCAGATCATCCGGGATCAGAAGATAAGCAGCAAAAAAGTTTGCCCTTCGCTCCAGTCTGGAATTGAGAAGCAGCGTTTTGTTCCGGATGAAATAGCAGTTAGATTTTCGATCTAGCAGAGCGTGCCCTAGTTCGTGGGCCATTACTAAGATCAGTTCCTCTCTGCTTAATTGGTCGCTTAAAAATATGTACCGATGATTTTTGAGAAACATATAGCAACCTTCCTGTTTGAGGTTTCCGATCTGGTAGAGTATGCCCAGTTGATCCGCAATCTCAAAAGGATTTGACGTATTACACAATCGCTTGCAATAAGCGACCAGCCTTTTTATACGTTCTATCTCTCCCAATAAGCTCACCTACTTTTTATATTTTTTGGGAGTGTATTTCTCCTTATTTATAATTTTAAGACGTCGAAGCGCAATTTCTAATTCATCTCTAAATAATTCAGCTGCCTCTGGATCAAGTTCTTCTCCATTATAGCTTGCTGGGCCAGATTCGCCAGTAGAAAGTTTTTCCATGATGCTATCAAGATCCTTGGCAATATCACGTTCATCTTTAGAATTTAATTCTGATGATTTTTCCTTTTTTTGTTCGGGCGCATTTCCTGTCAATAAATAAGTAAGAGGAACACCAAAATAGTCAGCTATTTTTTGTAGCTTATCTGGTTTTGGAGTACTGATACCACGTTTCCAGTCACTTAAAGTTGATTGCGATACCCCAGTTTCTTTGCTTACTTTATACGGTGTTACACCGTATTTCTGTAGTAATTCACTAAAAATCTCATACATAATATGTTCACCTTTCACAAAGATAAGCGATACTAAAGAAAACCGTTAAAAATGCATTGACTAAAACGGCTATCCGTAGTATAGTATGAGCATACACAAGAAAACCGATGTAGCGGTTTCTGGTATATGCTACGGAAATATGATTGCTTTTGCTTACAACCGAAGTATATCACATTTCCGTAGTAGTTGCAATAGTATTGACTTAATAAGGAGGTGTGAATTTTGTACGAAAAATTTGCTGAGTTATTAGATAAAAATAACAAAACAGCATATGCGGTTTCCAAAGAAACGGGTATTGCCCAGTCAGTTCTTTCTGACTGGAAAAACGGGCGAAGCAATCCTAAGTTCGATAAGCTGTTAATTCTCGCCAAGTATTTTGATGTTCCAGTGGAGTATTTCGCAGAGACTGAGGAAGGGAGGTGAGAGAAGGTGGAAGAAGTAAAGCGATGGCGAAACGATCTATCAGAGCAGGAAGCCATACGCTTGCGTGAGAGCGGAAAAATAACAGGTGCTAAAGAGGAGTATTTAGGGACAGAAAGAACGCCATCTGGTCATAACAGAATAGACATATATCTTGTCTTGGATGAAGATGGCGTTTACAGATTGGAATACAGACTGCAAATGATGAATGAGGCAGAGATGGCCGAATTTTGCTACAAAAAGGATAGATTAGACGAGGTAAAAACTTTGTTTGCGGCATCATTATTAACTGCAGCCAGCATTGGAATTCTTGTTCTTACCGGATATTTTCTTTTATGGCTTTGTAGCAATAATTAGAAATTCGAAATCTAATTTTATGTTTCTTGCGAACTGCTGTTTTTAAAACAAGCGTTACCTTAACACAAGAATCGTTGTCATAAGGAAAAAACGGAATAAAGCCTATGCATTCTACGGAATCACGAGCGCCCAAACGAAGCGGAAAAATTAACTGCCGATGCATTGGGATGTTGATAAAGTGACATTCATCAATAAAGCGGCTTGGTTTCTCGGATGGCTTAAAATTCGGAAGGGAAAAATATTCTGAATCCGTATATTGCTCAAAACGAGTATAGCGATGATTCACCATAATATAAGCATCATGGACAGTTAGAGGGCTTGTTGATTTGTTTCTCAACGTTATATGCACAATGGCTTGTTTAGAAGAACTGTATTTTTGCTTAGTTATAGGATCGAAGAAGATACATTCATCGGGAACAAACTCTGCTTTTAAGCAGTACCGATTATTCCAGAGTGTGAAGAGACTTATGATAAAGCCGCATACGCCGGTGATACAACCGATAATGGCTATTGCATCGGCAAGAGTGATTCTTTCCATGCTTACACATTCCTTTTTGATTGATGTAAGAAAAGTGTATCACAGAGGCGCAGGAATTGCCAGAGGAAGTGAGGAGAGAGATGCTTACGATAATTTTAACCATTACAACTGCCATATGTGCATTTGGATGGCTTGTAAGTCGAATTTCGGCTATAGCCATGATAAGGTATGTCAAAATTAAGGGGTATGAACGCCCAACTAATGCAGAATTAAATGAGTGTATACGCTGGGCGGCAAAAAGAGTTTTTAAAAGAGTTGGTGATGGAGGTGACGAAAGTGAGGATTGAAAAAATGCAGAATTCGGTGACTTAAAGCACTCGATCCATATATTTGATGCAGAGGGAAAGAAAAGACAATGGAGTTTAAGGCTTAAGAAGGAGGGTACACAAAATGCATGATTTAATGAGAACCACCATTACATCAATGGAAGCTGCAGAGTGGTGTGGAAAAGAACATTCTAAGTTACTTCGGGATATTCGCAATTACATATCTCAGTTAGGAGAAGCCAAAATTGGATTCTCCGATTTTTTCAATGAATCCACATATGTTACAGAGCAGAACAAGACACTTCCCTGTTTTCTTGTCACAAAGAAAGGCTGTGAGTTCATTGCCCACAAGATGACTGGACAGAGGGGAACGGAATTTACTGCAAGGTACATCAACCGATTCCACGAAATGGAGAATCCGAAAAAACAGATTCCTCCAACGGAGCATCCGGGAGAGGTGGCGAATCTGCTCAAAGTTCTTTCAAACCGTATGGATAAGCAGGGTATTGCTCCATATAAATCCGCTGAAATGGTAAAGATGGTTTGCGAACAGTATGGAATCCAGCTTCCAGCTGATTTTGTGAAGGTTCCAAAATATGAGCAGATGAGTATAGTGAAGTTTTTGGAAGGCTCTGGCAAAGCTTAAGAAGGGAGGCAGACCACATGACAGCAAGAGAGTACATGACCTACAGCAGGCAGAGAAGCGAGAACATTAAGGCCATCATCGCAGAACATAAACAGCGTAAGGGCATGACCGATGCGATGATTGCCAAGGCGGCAGGCATCAATCCAGGAACCTTCGTCCAGCGTAAGCGGAATCCCGGAACGTTCCGGCTGAATGATCTCTGGGCAATCTGCAACGTGTTGGATGTGCCACAGGAACAGCGAAATACATTTTTATAGGAGGTAACAATGCAAGCAGAAGTAATCAAACATACCCCCCAGCCAGAGGCCCCCATCACCATCACCCCGGAGGAATATGACGACATCCTGGCACTGGGCGGCCTGGTAGGGGATGAGCTTCAGAGATACCGCCAGGACAACCGCTGGGCGTGGAACCTGGCCGCGGCGATGGCGTTTCTGCTGGGAGCGGAATCAGTGGTGCTGTTTCTGGTGGCATATGGCGTGATCGCGCTGTGAAGGGAGGTGAGGAAGGATGAATCAGAGATTGAAGCGTAAGGCGGAGAAACGCAGGAGACAGCAGATCTGCGAGGCCCTAGATCTGTGCTTGCAGATCAACGGGCTGCAGGAAAGTAAGCGGGAGCTTACAGGGGATCACCCCACCGCATTCCTGAATTTTTGGGGACATATCGGCACGGTAGATGCGAATATTTATGCATCTGGATGGAGCAGAGAGGCGATTGCTACTCGACATTTTAAGGAGTGTCTGGACAGGCCCAGAAAAATGGGTCAGATCCTTTGCGAACTCAGACAACTGAAAAAGGACCTGCACAGCGGGAACTGTGGTAGGTCCAGAAACTAAAATAATCCACCCTTATTATAAGGGAGAATGAGCGAGGAATCAATGGGAAATGTAAAAATGATCCGTCTCAGTACATACCCAGACAGTCAGGTCAGGATCACATCCCCGTTCTATTTCCTGACCTGCTCCTGCGGCATCCGGATGTGGTCCCTTCTCGGAGAGATCACACCCTGCCCGAACTGCGGGAAGATTATGAGGAGGGAGAGCACAGCAAATGGCAGTCAGTAAGCACATCTTCGGCAGCCGGGAGGAATGGCTTGAGGGCCGTAAAAACCATATTGGGGGATCAGACGCAAGCGCCTGTCTGGGATTAAACCCCTATAAAGATAACATACACCTTTGGGAGGAAAAAGTGGGGCTGATTATGCCGGAGGACATATCAGGCAAGAAATATGTCCGGTACGGCACAGAGGCGGAGAAACATCTTCGGTCACTGTTCGCCCTGCATTGCCCCCGTTATCAGGTGACGTATGATGAGAACAATATGTTTACCAATGACAGGTACCCGTGGATGCACGCCTCTTTGGATGGGGAGCTTGTGGATGAACAGGGCCGACATGGGATCCTGGAAATCAAGACCAGCAGCCTGATGCAGGGTATGCAGTGGGAAAAATGGAGGGGTCGGATCCCGGACAACTATTATTGCCAGGTGCTCCATTACCTGGCCGTGACAGAATATGATTTTGCAGTCTTGGAGGCGGAACTGAGAAGTGAGCGGAATGGGGAACCGGAGTTTCTCATTAAACATTATTTTATCGAGAGAGAGGACGTTGA